ATCTTTACCTGATGCCGCTTTACCTACGAGTATTAATTTCATGTAGTTTATATGATGAATTTATTTTTTGTTTATTTAAAAAGTCTATTAGTTATAGCAAGTCCAATTTTTTGTAATGTAGATGGTTTTGTTCCCCATAAAATATCTTCTTGTAAACTTGATGACCAACGATACATGGGCGTTGCCAAGAATAAGAAGTCCCAATTATCAATGGTAAACTCTTTTACATTTCCACCATTAGGTAGTCTAAACTCTATAGACAACAATGAATATGGCCTAAAGTCTTTTACTATTTCAAAGAATGTAAATCCCCAACAACCGTCACCATCATGTAAAAAGATATCTAATAGATTGAACTTAATATTCCATCTGCGAGTTCGCCATGCTATTTTTTGTAATAATCCCATTATGCTTCTAATTTATGTAAGTCTGTTAGTAATATAGAATATACTTCTTCGCATGATTCTTTATAGAATACATCGGTGAAGTTTTTCATGTTGTCATATTTAGAGTATAAATATTGTCCAAATCTCAAATCTTGTTCATTTCTACCATCACCATGTTCAATTGCCCATGATAGGTATTCTCCGTTTAATCTTGAATAGTTTAATTCCATTTTATTCTTTACAATTACATGTTCCGTTTGTACTACAATTACCTGTGCACTTTTTAGGTTCAGGTGGTGTCACCGGATCTGTTGAAGATTTATTCCACATATCATCCCAAAATATCATATCATTTCCCATTTTCTACTATATAAGTTGTTTCTACTTCTGGATCTTTAATTACTTGAATTATACGTGGCTCAGTAGCTCCGTTTGATTTTAAGATGCTGCAGACTCTATTATATACAGACTTAGGTATACAACCATTAACACCAGAACTAAGATCACCAGGTACGTCTAAAATGCTTTCAATGTATTTGTGTATAAAGTCAGATTCAGTCATATTATTATTAATCAAATTCATCTAATTCATCTAGATCATCTAGATTTCCCATTCTTTTAGGATTAAAATAGTTTTCTTCGAATCTCTGTTTCTTTTTTTTGAAATGGATTTTCCGTTTTCTATCTTCTGGATTATGTTCCCCACGCGGTGATTTGCGCTTCTTCATTTTAATGTAATTTGGTTATTCTTTTTTATCTCCGGGCCATTTAGTATCCGAATATTCAAATGGCGTTTTATTATAAGTAGTTCCAGTCGTATACCAAAAAGGTGTGCCAGGTGGAACATCTCCGGGCGTGAAAGGTGGTTGATAAGGATTAGTTGGAAATGGAGGCATTGCCGGCATAGGTGGAAATAAAGGTTGATACAATTCATGGTTATCTTTCAATAAAATAACAGCTTCTTGAACTGAAATAATACCGTCTTCTCTTAAAAGCGCAACGGTACTTGTTTTCTCAAGCCTATCATTTAATAATGAGTCTGCCATATTTATGGTAATGTGACCCTCTGTTAGCAATCTTTCAACTATTTGATCTTTCATTGTTTAGTATATTTGTACTTTATATATGACCCGTTTTATTTGTTTCAAAAAAAATGCAACCGGAGTTGCATTTTTATATTCTTTAGTCGAAAGTTTAATTTATTTTGTTTTTACTAGTTTATTTTCCTCTATCATATGATACAGTTTATCTACAAATGCAGTATTGTCATTAAATTTTGCATTAATGTCTGCAATATGTTTTGAGATACCATCTGCCATTTTATCTGTACGGGAATCGATATAAGCGTATAACTTATTCATCTCATCTTGCGCATGGTTATTTAGAGTATCAGCATAGTCATGTAAAGTGTGACTAACACTGTCAATCCTATCAATTTCTTGATCGATTCTGCGGTCTAACATTTCGTTATCTCTGTGAATTTCACGTTCTAATTCATTGATAACGTTTTGTAAATCTTCAATTTCTGTATACAAATCCTTGATCTGTACACGAGTCTTAAACATACCGTAAACACCAGCTAAAGCTAACACTGACAATACACCTAAAACGAATGCAATTGTTTGTTCCATAATTTATTTATTTTTATTTACTCGACTAAAGAAGTATCTTCGCTATGAATTTTTTCAAACTCATATTTACCTTTAATAAATTGATTGAGAGCTTTACCTTGAGATTCTGCAAGATTAAATAAATTCCAATCAGCAGCTTCAACATCTTTGTATAGATATGAACCATGATTAAAATGTACTAATAGAGTCTTATGCTCATAATTATATGCAGCTGACTTAAGTGTAGAGCTATTGTAATGTGAATGTGTTGATGTAATCATATTAAATGTATTTAAACATTATATGATCTACTAAAATAATGTTTCAATTAACGGCCTCCACCTAGTCCATCTTCTTTAATTGCATCAATAGATTTACGATCTAGACTTACAACCATTTTAGATGGGAATTGGATTTTAGGTGCAGGTGAACTTGAACCGCCTGAATTACTACCGAACATATTAGAAACTGCATTACCTACTTTTTCGATAATACCAGTATTTTGTTCATTTCCTTCTTGAACAGTGCTTCTGAAATTCTCTAACATTTCAGCTAGATTATCAAGTGCATCTTCTAAAGATTCACCCATTTGAGCTAAGACATCGCTAGGAGAACCTCCTTCTGATAAAACTGCAAGTGCTTCGAACATTGTTCTAGCCTCAGTTAATTTAGCTAAATCCATAGAGTTAATAGCAGAACTTATAGTAGGGAATACAGTTCCACTTGTTTTCATACTAACACCTATTGATTTCCACAATTCAGCTTGAGCTTCATATCCAGCAACAGGTCTTGTCATACTAACTTTACCAACAAACATACCTTTAAATACTTCTAACGTTTTTATGTTAGTTCCGTTAATAGCACCTGAAATAGCTTGAGCACCCTTGCCCATTTTTTCATAACCGGTTCCTACTGCTAAAAATAAGTTTGATCTACTGTCCAGTACTTCTGTTCCGACATTCATTTGACCGCCATATATTGCAGTAAACTCATCTAATTGTTTAGCACTTACCGTATTAATTGATCCTATGATCATTGGAATGGCCACTGCCATTCTCATATATGATGTTGTTAAGCCTTTTAAGAAATTTGTTTTAGATTCAAGCAATTCTGCTGGAGATTCACCTCCAAAAATAGATGCAAATGATTTTGCTTTGTCTACTGTAAATGTCGCAATAGCAGTAATGATCTGTGGAATTGCAGTACCCAATTTAGCGTATGTGCCTCCTATGGTTGCTATTAAATTCTTTTTAGCATTAATAATTCCCACATCTTGTCCACCCGCATCGGTGATCGTTGATATGATAGCGGTTACTTTTTCTTTTACATCTTGAGCGTCGGTAATTTTAGAAGTAATTTTAACAACATTATCAACTACCGATGCCAATGTTGTATAAGGTTCTCCTAATTGCAATGCTATCTCTACACCTTTTTCAAAACTAGATGAAGAGAACCACCCGCCGTCTTTGCCAATTCCAGATTTACCCACTTCTTCAAAAACTCCAGCTAAACCTTTAATAAGAGCTTTAGTGTTTTTAGATAGTTTTTTAACTAGTGAACCTACGTTACCAATTGATTTAAATCCTGTTGGGTTACCATCTTTATCATAGCCAGTTGGGAATTTAAGATTGGCCATAGCTTGTACACCATTTGCCAAATTATAAAGAGGTGTACCCATTTGTTTAACAACATTAATACCCTTCTCATATGTAGAACTACTAAACCATGAACTACCTTGAGCTGCTTCAGACGCTCCAACCTCTGCGAATACAGAACTTAAACCTGCTACTAATAATTGTGTATTCTTTATTAAACCTGGAACTACAGTACCAATATCTATTGTTTCGTAGCCAGTTGGATTGCCATCTTTATCAAATCCCGTTGGGAATTTAAGATTAGCCATGGCTTGTACACCTTTTGCAATTCCGGTGAGTGCTTTACCCATTCCACCGACAGCTGAAATACCCATAGCAACTACTGATTGTCCACTAGTATTACCTGTTAATGCAGATAATAATGAAGAACCTCCGCCTGGATATTTTTTTCCAACTTCTGCAAAAGTATCGGCTAAACCGCTTACTATAAAACTAACATTTTGCTTTAATTTAGGTAGATCAGCATCTTCAGCTATACTGGAAAATGCTCTAATACCTGCGACTATACCAACTAATGCAGCTCCAGCTAATATCAACATAGGTGCTCCCATTGCAATACCTGCGACAGAAAGAGGACCTAATGATATACCATCTGCGATTGCATCCATTGCAACCTCAAAGTTAGTTTTCTTACCTCCGAAGAAGCCTTTTTCTCCAGACCAGTTAAATGGTTTATTACCTTTTTTATCAATACTGCCTAAAGCTTTAAAGTTCATTTTACTAATTGCTAATATACCTAAACTTATGCCCAATGTCGCGACACCTGCTACTACCATCGCAGCTGAACCTATTAATATAAATGGTGCTGCTAAACCTGCTGCGGCCATTGCTATTGCAAGCCCTGCAATAACTCCACCTATTACAAGTACTTTCTCTGTTGTTAGGTTTTCAGTTGCTTTTGCAAGTGCAGCAACTCCAAGTGCAATAGGTAATAGAGCTATACCTGCTAGAGCCATAGCCGCCGAACCTAATGCTATAGCCAATGGAACTGGTCCAATACCGGCAACTCCCATTGCTACAGCTAATCCAACGATTACTGCTGCCATCATACCTAAATTACCCCAAGAAAGACCGTCTAATGCTTTTTTCATTGCATAGACACCTACTGCTATTATTATCATAGCGCCGGCAGCAAACAGCATTGCTATTGAGCCCTTCTTAATAAACTTTTCACCAACGCCAGCAAGTGCAAAAATTGCAGCAACTGCGCCTAATACAACTAAAACACCAAAGGTTTGAAGAGCATTCTCTGCATCAACTGGGCCAATCAATAATTTAGCTAAGAAAATTGCTACTGCAACTGCTAAAATTGCTCCCGCAGCATACATTAATATAGTTGCACCCTTTGTAGTACTCTTACCTAATACTTTATCAACTACATAGAATGCGAGGGCAACAGTACCAACTAATAGTAATACTTTACCTACTTCATCCCATCCTAATGTAGAAATAATAAGAGAAGATAACACTAATGAAACTGCTACTGATAAAATAGCCATAGATGCAGTTATAAGTGCCCTACTAGTCTTTCTCATTGCTTTATCGACTTGCATCTTATCTATTAACCAGAATACTCCAGCTAATGTAAGAATTATCAATGAAGCTGTGGCTAAACCATATAGAATAGGTTGTGTTAAAAGTCCAATTAATATCAAACCGACTGAAAGCCCTAATAATGCCAATGACAAGGTTTTTAGAGTTTTGGCCATTTTATTTAAACTCTTACCTATTTTCATTTTATCTAAGAGCATGCCTAATAGACCAAAACCTAATAAAATAGCTCCAGCTACCAATAGACCCTTTAGGATATATGGTGCTAGAAGTGACATTAAGACTAAACTACCTGACATTATTAATAATGCCGTGCCCACGTCTCCGAGTACAAGAATCTTCTTAAGTGCCTTTTTATCTAATTTCTCAGTAGCCCACAATAGACCCTGGATCATAAGTTTTAATAATGGAACCCAAATAATGGCTCCAATACCAGCTAATAGTAATAATGGAGTAGCCAATATCATGGTGGCTGCAAATTTAAGGATTGAATATCCTATATCTGCTAAAGATAAAAGACCATTTGTCAATGCTTCCATCTTTAATTTAAGTTCTTTGCCGTCTGGTGCTCTATCTAAAGCATCGATAATGACACCTAAACCAAGTCCAATAGGTTTTAATGCTCCCGCAGTAATTCTAAGGACTAGAGCCTCTTTAGCAGAAACACTACCTTTGCCCTTTCCACCCGATTTAAGAGCCTTGACAAGCTCATCCATTTTTTCATATAAATCGCCACCCATTGAGACCGAAGCTGCAGTTTGGCCAGTGTTTATTGCGATTTGTTCCAGTGCTTTATTACCAGATCCCATTCTTTCGAATGCACTTGCTAAAATAGGTGGTATTAGTTGAGCCAACTTAAGTGTGTGTATTTTTTAATATAAGACAAACGCTACTAGTGTGTAGCGTTTGTCTATACTCTTTATATATCTTTAAAATTTAGGCATCTTCATTGAAGGCGCTTTCATTTGTGGGATCTTAGGCATCGCAGGCGTTTTATACTTAGAACTCATTTGATTCTGTTGTTGTGCCTGTTGTTCTTCTTGATCCTTATTCTGATTATTCTTCTCTTTAATGTAATCCGACAGGTTCTTAACATAATACCAATACTCGTAGTAGTATAAATTATCAACTTCTGAAGGTTGCATTCTGAGATGTATGCCCAGATAGAACTTAGTCTTAAAGTAATTCTCCAGCGAGATCTGAAATAATGAAAAGACTTTTGATGCCACCTGGGAAATCAAGAGGGGCTTTCGCGATCTCCCCTTCGTATTCCATTTCAAGTGTTGTTTCAACTCCAATTTTCATTTTCTCAGCAAGTCTATAGATAACCATAAACTTATTTTGATCCCATGATTTGTAATCAACTTCTAAGTTAAAGATTTTAGGTAGATTTACTTGTCTCCAATCTGGTGTGATATAAGGTAGAACTTGGATAAAGGCTTTATCAAACTCAACTTCTTTTTCTTGACGATCCTTTAGGTATTTAGTAATTTCTTGCATAACACCGATTGAAGGCGGACGCATTCTAACTTCACCAGCAGATCTAGTCTTAATAACATATGTTCTTTCTTTAGAACTGTAATAAGCCTCGATTTCATTAGGAACCTGTGTAGCTACTAAATATCTAGATGATAATTCGATATCAACTGGAATTTTGCTGTTTTCAGTTTTACCCTTAAGAATCAATTTGTTTTCTGGTTCAGGGAAAGTAAGATCTCTAATAGCCAATAGAATTACAATTCTATCTTCTTCTAAAATATCTTTATAAGATAGTCTCTTTTCATCCACTGTTAATTGAGTACACATTTCTACAATGTGGTTCAATTTCTCTTCCATATCGATATAGTTGTTTTCATCCATAGTAGAAAAATGTCTAATCTCAGATGCTCTTGCAGATCTAATCTTAATTACTGTACCATTAGGGTAAAATTTACCTTTAGATGGTAATTCTTCTTGATCTAGAACCATCCATCCTAAGAATTGGTCCGCAGACTTTTCTGGTCTTGCTTGTCCAAAATTGTCCATATTAACTCTACCTAATCCATTGGATTCAACTGCGCTCAACATTTCTACTGAAACATCTTCAACTGTCGAATCATTAGAAGTCTGTGGATTATTAATTTGATCCCTAGCGTCTAGCATTGCTTTTGCCGCTTCTTCTTTTTTGTTTAATTCTTCGCTCATTGTTTTTTGTTATTTAAGTTTTTTACTTTTGTTTTAATATATGATTGCTGTTCACTTGATTTTAAACTTAATTCTTTTTTAATTAAGTCTCTAATCCATGCACTAACAGAAACCGGCCTAGTTTCAGTTTCGACTGCATCATTTAAGATACATCGATTAACATCAGCCACTTCGTCTTCTGTGAGAAGAACTTGAAGTTTTTTTGTTAACTTGTGGTTATTCATAATATTTGTGTATGTTAATAATATAATATATTTATCTTGCAAAAAATAAGAAGATATCGTTAGATACCTTCTTATTAGTAGTGTGTGTTAATTAGTTTACTTCTTCAGCGTAAACATCAGATCTCCAAGTGATCTCTAATGTTTGTACGTCTGCAGCTGAATAATCTAATGCATCCGTAAATCCAAGTCCTGAAGTGATGAAACAATCATCTAATGTGATTTTTCTAAAAATATCACCTTCTCTATTAAATTGTACGATAACAATAGTTCCTACGTAATTCTTTTTCAAGCCCATTTCACCAGTTTCTGGATTATATTGTGCTCTGTACCATTGTCTCATAGTTTTGTATAAGTATGCTTGGTTAGAATCGTTTAGGTTCAATGAAAAGTTAACAGTTACGTCGATTGAAGTATTGTCTACCATACCAGCGAATGATCTAGTAGCAAATTTATACTTCTGCTCAATTGCAGCAACATCTTTATGTAAACCTGCAAGGCCTGAAATTGAATTTACGTGTTGTAATAACAATTCTTGACCGGCAACACCATCGGGAGGTAAAATTGTCACCTCGAACAGGTTAGCCTGTACTGGTTCAAAGTTCTTGCCCTTCTTCTGTGTTTGATCTTCTGAATAATGTGGTAAAGCCATAATTTGTATGTGTTTATTTTATATATCTTATTTTGTTATGCAAAGTTTCCGGTTGCAATTTCACCCGTGTTCAAGATAGTTACTCTCGATACTAAGATCTCAAGACCTTTAACTGGCTCAACAAATGTATCTAAAATACCCATATTATTATCGATTACTTCGTTAGTGTTGTTTGTTCCGTCCATAACGTTTCTATAGTCGTATACACCTCCGTCTTTCTTCACTGATTCCATAAATGAGTCAGCTAAAGTTTTAATCTCTAATCTTGTTTGAGCATTGTTAAACTCGAATAAGTAGTTTTTCAAGATTTCTGCTAAACCATCTTCAATGTAGATCATTGCTTCTCTTACGTGAGCTGAAGACAATGCTGATTGAACTGATTGTTGTGCAGTCTTATTACCTTTGATAGTCAAACCAACACCTCTTTCGAATACGATTGGGTTGATACCGAATGGCTCTAAGTAATCTCTATCGTTCTTATCGAATGCAAATTCTAGACCTTGTACACCTGTACCACCTACAACACCTCTTCTTGGTCCTGCGATGATAGACCATGGTAATGCGTCTAAATATTTATCGATATAGTTGTTTGATACATAAGCCGCTGGTGGAATAACTTTAGTTCTACCATTTTCTAATACATTAAGACCTGGTGAGTAGTAGAAACCGAAGTTTGCACCCTCATTGATAGATGGTAATGTGTAGACTGCAGTAGGGTTAAGTTCTAAGTTACCGCCAGTTGCTACTAATCTAGTTTCGAATGAACCTGTGTTAGCATCTTTGAAAGAAGGATTAGTTGCTGCTTTGAATTCTTTCACCATTGGTGCGTTAAGGATTGCAGAAGCATTTTGTCTTTCTTTACAAAGTTGAGTAATTTCTTCTTTATTAAGAATACCTCCGTTTTCTAATGATCCAAATGTATCAACAACATATCTGAATGTGATTGCGTCTTTGTCAATTAAAGTATTTGATAAACCATTACCTGGTCTCAATTGTGTTAACAATTCAGCGATTGATTTTTCAGATTGTGTTGCAGCCGCTAATGGGAACATAGTGTACGTTGAAGTACTTTCTTCATATCTTTTAAGAGCATATCCTGGTCTCTCAGATACTGGTCTGTGACATTCAAATGTATATACGTTTGATCCACCAACAACTGTCTTGATGATTCTTTTAATTCTTGCTAATTTACCTTCATCTGCTGGAATGTACATACCAACTGAAACTGATGTCCAATCAAATGTATCATCTTCTAATAAAGCAGATAATCTAAATTGACCTGCACCGATTGGTAAGAATGAATAGTTATCAGTTTGTGTTGGTAACATAACTGCTCTTGAGTTAGGCTCAATTGTAGTAAATTCAAATGTTGCAGATGCTGTTCTAGAATATGCTGAGATAGAAGTAGCTGATGCAGTTGCATATGTTGAGCTAAATGATTTTCCTGCAGCCGGTGTGATTTTGATAACGTTTACTCCACCTAAATTAAATAATTCAGTAACTTGTGAAATTTTAACATGATCAATACCGTTTGATCCTAGTAAGAAGTTACCTACGATTACGCTACCTGATGTAAGGAATTTACCAGCTGGATCTGGTCCAACTGCTGGTGCTGCGATATAGATATCTCCGTCAACAACTGTGATTTCTCCTGCGTGGAATGTTGCAGCTAAACCTAATTCATAAGATTCAAATGTAGAAGCTTTAATAGCACTTTCACATTCAATGATTACGTTAGCACCATCTTCATAAATTGCAGAAATAGGTGTAAATTCTCCATCGATTTCAGCTCTTAAGAATCCGCTCTCTGAAATACCTAATAAAGTTAATTCAGATAGTGTTGCTCCTTCGATAGTTAATTCATTACCATCTACTATCATTACTTTAGATAAAGATAATACGTCTGGTGTAGCATCTTGTTCAACTCTATGAGAAAGAACTTTATAATCTTGATAGATATCAAAGTTTTCACCTACGAAATCAATATTTTCTAGAGCATCTTCGTTGATAGCACAGAATAAACCAGTTCTTCTAGCTTCCAAGTTAATTAAAGTCTCAATGTATAATTGACGACCTTCTTGATCTTGGAATTCAGGAATTACTGAACCTGTGTATTGTGCTACTAAACTAACTTCTCTTAAAGCAGTAAATTTAGCCAATTGATCTCTGTGTAAACCGTGTTCGTTAAAGAATGAACCGTATGTTGGATCATTTTGTAATTTTTCAGAATCATAAGATCCTTTAAATACAAATACATCTACCATATAATCAGATACGTATTCTAAATCTTCAATACCGTCTGGCACATTACCTTCACCGTACCATTCTCTTGCTGTCATTTCAAAACCAGCAGTATTAGCTGCTTGTCTTACGATAACTGAGATTGGCTCTTGTTTGATGTTAGCAAAAGTAATTGCGTTGTTTGATGTTTCATCTGAATTTCCAGCAGCTTCTAATACTTCAATATCTGAAGGAACCCAGAATTTATCAGTATCGAAAATGCTACTATATTGTACAGATGCTGTTTTAGCTGATAAACCTTCTTCAGAAGAATTAGTCGCTGGTGAAACCATTGCAATTCTATCTGCAGCGTCTGCTGCTGTTAGGTTTAAAGCCAAGATCGGCCCTCTAGAAAGAGTTTCGATTGCTGATCTGTGGAAATACATTCCTTTCTTTTCTAAAGATTTATCAATACCACCAAAAACTTGAGTAAATTGCTCAACATTTTCAATGAATACTGGTGTGTTGTAAGGACCTTTTTTAGATCTACCAACAACCAATCTGATAGTTTCAGCCGGAATGTTCACTGTTTGTGATTTGTCAAACTCTAAGCGATATACGCCTGAGCTTTTGAACTGTAATAATTGAGGACTTAATGCCATAGTTGTTCTTATTTATTTTTTTTACTTTTATTATATATCTATTCTTCTTTCGAAATTTATTTATATCAGGTCATATATATCATATTGTAGATCTCCGTCAGTTGCATTATCTTTATATAAAACTTTTTCCATTTCTAAATGCAAATCTGGATCAATAAAATCTAATAATTCTTCTATGTAGTCAGCGTAGTCTGTGGTGTTAAAGAATTCAGTAGAACTAATAACCGTCATAATCGTATCATCATTTCCCATTTGAGCTCCATAACCACCTCTTGGTAAACCTCCAAATAAACTAGCTTCACTTATAGTAGTTTCATCTGTTATATCTATTCTATTTATTTTATAAAGCTTGGCAAAATTTTGACAAAATATAGCTTTATTATCAGATTTTATTTTAATACCTGGTTTTAGAGTTTTGGAATCATGTCTGTGTTTAAACTTAACAACCATTTCATCATCAAAATCATTTTTCTGGGGAAACACAGATCTTAAGTATTGGAACAGTACAGACCCATATGTATTGTATTCTACAATTAATTTAACGTTTTCATTGTAAAAGATCTCACATGATAATGTATATAGTACTTTTGCAAAATCTTCGATAACGTGTTCATTTGACCTAAAAACGCCTACCTGTTTTATTTTAAAGAAATCATACATTGCACCTGGATTTATAGCGTTGGCAATTTCTTCCTTGTTCATGGGCTCTACTTGAAATATATTGATTACTGAATAATCTCCACCATTTCCTTCTGCAATATCTACTGAAAATAACCAGAAATTCTCCGGATCTTTTGTAGATTCTATATCAAACCTAGGATCCCACATTAAGAAGTCTTTAGTATCTATTGAAATATAATCAAATTCATCAAAATCATGATAAATATATTTCTGCATACGTTTGCGCATTTTCTTTAAATCAATTGGATCTAATAATAGATTAGAGGATGAAACGAATTCATTACCGTATTGTCTATTAAATGCCTCAATAGAACCAAGATTTCCCAGTTCTCTTTGGTACCATGCGTCATCTCTATCGGGGTGTTCCCACCAATCGATACGCATTGCTGTATACTCATTTTCACCTCTATCTGCTGCCGCATAGATTTGATAAAATTTGTTAAATCCGTTTGGCGTTGATGTAATAGTAATACGAGAGACCTTTGAAGCTGAAAGCGTTGGATAAACGTTTTCGTAAAAGGTATCTACAATAGTTGGGTGAATGTGAGCAAACTCATCTAAGTATAAATTATGAATAGTAAAACCGATACCTGCTTTCGCAGTAGTTGCTTGACCAACAAGTCTACAACCATTATCACACTTAACGTTCATAACGTCATATTTGACAATACCTGGTTTCATAAAGAAAGGTACGTTCTCAATTACAACTTTGGCCTTATCGATGATTTCTTTAGTTGAATCAGATTTGTTGGCTAAAAGAAGGGTGTTTTTATCAGTATTAAAGATTAGATACCATGCATTAAAGATGGATGCTGTCACAGTTTTACCCATTTGACGAGATGCTAAAACAATATTAAATCTTTCATCTTGAAAGTTTCTCAACATCCTTTTTTGATACTCTCTAAGTTTCACTTGTTGAATACCATCATCGGTCATTACTACTGCATACTTCTCTGCAAAATAAACAATGTCAGTGGCACATCTGGCCAATTCTGTAATCTCTTCATCAGTATACTCAAATACGATATTACCTTTACGTAAAAAGTTTTTACCTTCATAAAATGGCATGGCAACTTTAGGTCTAAAACCTTGGTCCATTGCAACCATCAGATCATTTACTTGTTTAGTAGACCAAACAATTTTCTCTGATAGTACATCACCCTCTTCTTTGGGTATCCATTTATTATCTCCTACGTAATCACTCATTATTCTTCAGTAGATTCTTCTATATCTTCTATATCATCAATTGGTGTATTTTTAATACCCGCTTGAATTGCAGCCATTAGGTCCTTTGTACCTCTTTGTAGGTTTTTATTTTCTTTATCACCACCAGCCTGTTCAATTTCTCGAACATCATCTCTCTTTTTATAGATCTCAATATCACGTGCAATTCTTTTAGTAGATTCTTCAGAAGCCATCAAGTACATTGTTTGTGATTTAATGATATCTAACATTGATTTTTGTAATGTTGCAAGTACCTCGAACATTCTTGGCGCTAATTCACCGTCGTCAATCGTTTGTAAAAGTGTAGTTAAGGCTCTTTCTCCAGCTTGTAATTGATAGATCAATGAACTCATTGTCATTTCATCCATTTTCTTTTTAGCCTGAATATACTCATCATTTTCAATAATATCTGCGTCTAAATAAAATTTCATAAGTGCTGAAATTGTTTTAGTTGCTTTTTTAGTTGCAGCAGATTTTAGTTCTTCATAACTGACTCTGGGAACAAGGTCTGTATTTTGTCGTCTTATAGGTAAATCTGATGGATCTTTTTCAACATCCAAAGAACCTGTATCCCCTATTAAATCATCTAACTCTTTTCGGATTTGATCCGCTTGTTCAGATATATTTTTCTTTTTGTCTTCACTCATAATATTATATTATAGTTTATATATCTAAATATTTTACAGTAACAAATTAATAATTTGCACAGGATATTACCTATTTTGGTTATATCTTCTTAATTGAATTGATGGAATGGCATTATCGATAATTAATGCCAATTGATTGTCTCTTACGACATATTGTTGTAATATGTTAACTCTTTGTTCTGCCTCTATAGGCTTTTTAAATAATCTAACGTTTGTTAATTTAATTTGACCAGGCATTAAAGACCATTGCTTTTGAGTAGACCATCCATATGAAGAAATTTCTTTATCTTCTCTTAATACCGATGTAATAGTTTCTTGTAATGAATTTGCGGGTAGCATATTATTACCAGGTTCTAATCTAAATACATCTGCGGTTAATTTATTATATTTATTATTTAAATTAACTACTAATCCATACCATGCATCTGATTGTACTGAATTATTATAAGAAAATGTATGTGTGTCTTCGTTTATTTGAACTAGTAATTCATTTGAAGTTGTAGATATTTTTAAACCCTTTCTACTTACTAAACCATCTAATAACGTTGCGTTAGGATTAGTTGTAGTTAAATTTGGTTTAAACCATAAAGCAACTGCTAAATTACTATCTGACGCTAAAACAGATTTTCTTTTGTATACTAATGCTTCTATACCAACATCTGCTATACTACTAAGATCATATGTATTTTTACTAATGATAGTCCATTTGTGTCTAATTTCTGTATCTAATATCGTTAAATTATTATGGATTCTATCTCTAATACCATCACTTACCGGTGTAAATACTGTTTGATATTGTTCAGGTTTGGAGACTTGTGCATATTCATCTTTTATCTCTTCACCAAAAACTTCATCTAGACCAGTAACCAATGTATCTAATTCTTCTTCTATTGCAGTATCGGTATGTATTGAACTTGTTCTTTCTTCATATTTTTTCAACATTACTCTCCAATAAGTCATTTCCATATTGAATTCATCTGCAAAAGTAACTGAACTTACTTCATACATTCTATTCATTAACGGGAAATAAAGATAATCTCTAGCGCTTGGTTTTTTATGTGCCCCAAATGCCGATTCAAATTGAGTTTTTGTAATGTGAATTTCAAAATCTTCAAATCCCATTCCATATATGTCAAATTTAAAATCATTAGCTGGCATTTCATTATCAGGTACCATAACTTTAAACTCTCCAGAAGATTTCACATTATACAATGAGTATTCCATTAATATAACGTCTTTAGATCTTTTATCAGCTTCTACTTTAAAATATTTAACTTTATGCCCAAACATATCCGTAGACAGATCACTAATCTGTTTATACATATTGACGGGTTTATTTAAAGCATATGGATCAAATAAATTCTCATTACATTCGACTATTATATTAGCACATCCTATCATTGCATATGGATCATCACAATCTCCGCAATATTGTGGACATGAAACTAATTCTCCGGCTTCTGTTTCTAAATTAAATGTTAAACTTAATAATGAAAGTGAGTGAGCAGTCGATAATCTATTTACGGTAAATCTAACCGTAATCCATAACGGTTTTGTAGGATCAAATACTAATCCTAATAAATCTTGATCTGATGTGTTATTATTAAGAGGTCTGTATTCTGACATAATACCACCATCGCTAGTTTTATCTTCTTGAGACCATTTAAATTCATAATCAAAAAAGTTATTAGCGTCTAATGTTTCATAAAATTTTAAAGAATCTCCTGAAAATGAAGGCGCTTCTAATACACGAAATGTATTAGAATCTATAATTTCTATAACATCAAATACTGTATTTCCTACTATAATTTTACTGCCAAATGAGAGATTTAAATTAGTGCCGGTACCTGTTACTAGTGTTTCACCAGCTGTCATTGATAGAGTGCCTATTGTATTAGGCGTATTTACACCCACTATAATGTCCCATGAGTTAATGTTAACTACATTTTCATAAGGAGTTACTAATTTGGCCGTAAATGAATCACCAATTTGATTTGCTGTAAAGTTATTTACCATTGATACTTGACTAATGTCTTATTTTTATTATATATCTGAATTTCTATCAGTTATTAAGAGTATCTCCGGATCATCTCCTTCGTATGGTTCTAATTTTTGAATTATAGTATTTATTACACCAAATGTTTCGTTAGCATTATCATCAGATAAAAACATATCTAAAATGGACATAAATTTTTTAAGTTTAAATACATTATACATTTGATCTGCCTTTATAAGTCCACATTTTTCTAATATCTCATTGACTATTCTCAATTCTCTGGATTCAAACAAATCAAATAACCTTAAACTACCTCTAATGGTTTTAATATTATATTTAATAGTTTTGATTTGATCTATTGTTACAATCCTACTATAAGTTAAATTTTTGTTTAATGTAACTTTAATCCAAGAAAGATTTGGAGTTGCATTTAGCATTTGCCAAATAAAGTATATTGAAGTAGCTTCTTTGTGAATTGATATATCGCTAACTGATTGAAATCTAGTAACATCACTGGCAAACCATTTGTTAATATATTCGTTTATTCTATTAACCGGTACTAAATATGATGTTTCAGCTAATTTCTTAGTAGATACATCTCTTGAAATTAAACCCCATAATTTGACATCTATAGAATTATATTTATATAATGTGATGTCAATTACTTCTGAAAAATCATCTTTATTTTCTGTAAACATTTAGTTGCGTTTCAATTTTTTGTAAATCATCGAATAATTCCTGCTTAGCGTATTGCTTTAATTCATTAAATTCACGCATACCTATTTCATTCTTTGATAAGTACAACTCAATTGAAGCTTCGCTAGGTGTATATTTATCTACTTGTTTTTTAGGAGCTTTTTTAGTCTTAGTATAAAACCAACCTGGCACACCTTTAAATCTTTTTGCAACCATAGACCATGATTCTACTACATTTCCACCATTAATTCCATTAACATTAAACATATTAGCGTTAGATGGATATTTAATAGCAAAAAAACGATTGATCATGAAATGATGACGCTTCTTTGAATGATTTTTAATATTGCTGTATTGGTCTGGTTTTGTGAACATAATTTTCACAAAATCAAATAATTTTGTTTCGTCTAGCATATCTATTATATGTTAAGTAGAGTGAATGTTTATTTAATCCACTTGTTAAATGCTAAGTTATGTGCTTCTACATGACCATAACCTTCTTTTATAAATTGAGAAGCCATCTCATAAACCTCTGTTCTAAGACCATGTGCATTAGATTCTGATAATATCTCTTCTATTTGTATATAGTCATCTAATGTCATATTAATTTAGAATAATTTTTTAGTAGGTTCTAATTTTTTGGTAGTAGTTTGTGTTTTCTTACCTACTAACTTCATTGGTGGAATTTCTTTTTTATTTTCGTCTGGAATATCCATACCTGCAAAGGCATCTACACCAAATCCTGTTTTATCCTTTAACCAATGTGTACCTTCTAATATTTTTTCCATATCCATAAACTGTTCTACATTTTCTAAAGCTCCTTCCCAATCTTTATCGATTGCAGAATAGATAGCTTCTTGAATAGAATCTGGGATGGTTTTAATGTGTAGTAGCATTAGTGCTATGTTATTAGATAAAGCTGCTTTAATTAGAGTTGTATTAGTATGACCGACGACTCTGTAAATGATATCTGCTAAAGCGTTTTTATGTTCAGCATTAAATAGATACTCTATTGTAAAGTTATCCAATTCTTTAATAAACTGTTCATATATGGTATCAGCCATTTTCTCTGTGATAGAGTATGTTCTAAGTTTACCATTTTTCATTTCTTTTTGCCATGTCACAACAGATTGGATATTATCTGATTTATCACCTATTAATATTTTATTAAATATAAATCTATCACAATCTACTTCTGTAATTTCTATTTTAAGATCTTTTACCCAAGATAAAATATTGGTTTGATACGTGTCCCTAGTCATATGTTCTCCGCCCATATTAAATAGAAGATCATCGTTTGACATTTCAGTAGCTACAGAAGTTTCCATGTCTTTAGTAAATCCTTCGTATGCATATAAAGATTTCTTAGTATTGTAATACCAAAGAGTATGTGCATCATTAGTTTTAGAATAGTTGACCAATTGAATAAGGTCTCTATCACCAGACCAAACGATACATGATTTACCTCTATTGTTTAATGCAGTTGACCATCCAAAAATAACATCATCTGCTTCTGCGCCTTGAATTTGATGTACTGTAACGCCCTTAGCAGCTAATATATTTTGAAATTCTTCGTATACTGAATATACATTTGTCCAATTTACACTGCTACTTTGCTTTCTAGTACCTTTATAGTCTGATTCCGGATATAAATCTTTTCGCCAAGATTTAGAATCAACTGTTAATACTACGTCGTCTACGAACATTTTTAATTTACGCATCTCAGACGCAAAATCAATAGATAATTTTCTCATAAATTGAGACTTTTGTTTGTCGTCGCCTAACAGTTGACCTGTTTTAGGTTTCGGTAAAACAAATAGTCTACTGAATACGAAATAATTACCGTCTATTAATAGTGTATGTTTTCCCACTTTCATATTTATATTTCTTTATTTAGTCCAATATACTAAAAAAAATTGAGACTAAAAAATTATTTACGAGTTAATTATACTTTGTATTTCATACACACAACTCAACATTGTAATTACAGGATCGATAACATGAACTCGTTGAGCTTGATGCTTAGCGACAGTTATAATAACTTGAGGTATATGTTTTATATATTGTCCTTTCTCTTGTTGAATGTATTCAATAAATTCTTCACCTAGAGTTTGTAATACATCATCAACTCGATTGGCATAATTACCAACAAGCGTTTGATAATTTTTAGCTGGATCTGTTTCATTAAATACCAGATCAAATACATCTTTGTATACTGAATTGAATTTCTTTACATCTTCTGCTGTAATATTCGATGTGCCTTGTGTTTTGTAACCTTGTAATTTATTAAGTGTAGTTCTAAGATCTGGAAAGTTTCTTTTAACAAATTCAACCAAAGCTGGTTTTTCAATTGTCATTCCTTCTTTACCACAAATCTCATATACTCTTTTAATGTACTTCTTTGTTAATTCAGTTTCTTCTGCTTTATCAAAGTCGAAATCAATAACTTCAAATCTTGAAAGGATTGGATCTGGTAGTTTATTAATGTAATTACAGGTAGCAATGAAACGACTATTGCTTGCAAATGTTTCCATAGTAGCACGAAGTGCCTTAAAGAATTGATCTGATACACCATCAACCTCATCGAGAATAACTACTTTAAACATTCCGGGTGCATCCATAATAGAAACAGTAGAACAAAAATCTGTAATTCGAGTTCTAATTACATCAACAGACGTGTCAGTCGATGCATTGATGTATAAATATGGTAATTTAAATTGTTGAACGATTGCCTTTGCACATGAGGTTTTACCTGTACCCGGTGAACCTGCGAACAACATGTTTTGAACTAAACCATCTTTAAACTTTGACATTACTCTCTCTGGTAATATAAGTTCTTCTAGATTAGATGGTCTGTATTTCTCTGTAAAGAGTTGGTTTATTGAATTCATGTATCTAATATATTTACTAATTATACCATCAAGCGCTAAAAGGTTTCAATGATAAATATATTAAATGGCAAGATCATACTCACATATTAATATCACCCGCACTGCTGGTCCTAATCCACGTAATAGATACGGTATTATACTTGCACCGTTAACTAAGTTCTTCAGACAGTTCCTGGTAGAACATAGACATATAAAGAGATGGTCTAATGATGATCAATTCGTACACTGTGTACTTAGAATGCAAAAACCACCAGTTAAGAACGTTACATTACTAAAAAAATATTGGGATAATACTACTCAATCTATGGTAGATAAAGAGACTCTACATCAAAATTGTAATATAGTAGATTGGCAGTGCGCTGTGAGTTTGAAACCAATTAAAGCTAAATTTATGAACTTTGATTTGGAAAACTTTGTTCACCCTGAATATCATGATGTTTTAAAAGCACCAATGATAGATAGCCGCATCCTCAAAAGTTCAATTGAGTTTCGCAAGGAATGTAAAAAACTCCTGCTCAATGAGAGACAGGAGTTTCTTAAACTTGCAAAGAAGAACGCTAAGCGTCGTCTTTAATATTACATTAATGCTTTGAATCTGTCAGCAATTGACATGCTCTCATCTAATTTAATAGTCTTAGGCATTTCTTCTTTTACTGATTCTTCAATCCAATAACCACCCTCTTCTGGACCGCTAGTGATATCCTGATCATGTCCTGAGATTGCGGCTAACTTTAAGATAGCTGATTTATCACCAGAGTAATTTAACTCATCATAACCGTCTCCGAATGGATCTTTATCTACAGATACCTTAACGCCTAATTTTTTAGCTTGTTGTTTTAGGTATCCATAATCGTCTTCGTCTGCATCATATGCCATTAAACCGTTTAATGATGCTTCAACTAATGACGCTTCAAATGATAAATCTATTTCCAAGCCTTCTTCAGTTACCCCGCCTGATACTTGTACTGGTTTTAGAGCTGCAGTATTTTTAGCAGCTTCCAATTTTCCTTCAAGGTCTTTAGTATCTTCGCCTTTAGCCTTAGCCACCGCGATTTTTGCAGTAAATAATGTTATATCTGCCTTAGCTTTATCTTGCTTACTTGCATCTTCTGGTAATTTGTCTTTGGCTTCTTGTGCCTTAGTTACAGCTGCATCTAATTTCTCTGTATCAGTTTCAGGGGTTTTATCAGCAGCAGCTTTGTCAGCAGCAGCTTTGTCAGCAGCAGCTTTGTCAGCAGTAGCTTTGTCAGCAGCAGCTTTGTCAGCAGCAGCTTTGTCAGCAGTAGCTTTGTCAGCAGCGGCTTTGTCAGCAGCGGCTTTGTCAGCAGCGGCTTTGTCAGCAGCAGCTTTGTCAGCAGCAGCTTTGTCAGCAGTAGCTTTGTCAGCAGCAGCTTTGTCATCTCCTCCTAAACCTGATAATTGATTTTTACTAGCTGCATTATCTTCGTCGCCTGAGTTGTCGTCAGTTGATTTCTCAGCTGGTTCTTGCTTTTTAGCATAATCCTTAAGAGATTTTTCATCGGCTGCGATTCTATCTGATAAAGTGTCGATTTGTAATTTAAGTTGTTTTGCCTCTTCACCTGAAGTTGCTTTCATTACTATTTGAGCCGCAGCTAATTTAGATTTAGTTTTTCCGATAGAAACTACTTTACCTAAGCCTTCATCTCCGCTTGACAATTCAGTCATTCTCTCTGAAATAGCAGATAATTGATCATCTAACGCTTTGTTTTTAGCTTGATTAGCTTGTTTCAAAGTTTCCATTCTCTTTTTATCTTTCTCGTCAGCGTCTCCGACTTGTTTCTTCTTAGCGAAATCGACATCGTTAATGGCCTTTTGTACTAGAGCCTTTTGATATGCTTTAAGATTTTTCTTAATCTTCATGAATTTAATAGGACTCTTAATAAAATCTAATATGCCTTCATTAAGTTCTGAAACATTTGTTAAGTCAAATAACTCTTCATATAGTTCGTCTATTTCTAAATCGATAGAAGCAGATTCTCCGATTCTATCTGATAATTCTGCCAATGTGTCCAGTATAGTATCTACATCTCTGATTACTTCTGTTCTAATAGCATCAGATGCATTGGTAGCATCTACTGTTACTTGATCAACCGATACACTATCGATAGATTCTTTAGATTCATTTACGAATTCTTCGTAAAGTTTTAATTTAGATTTTAATTTCATAATATTTGTTTGTTTAATTTATCTATTGTGATGTTATTATATTATATATCCCCTTTAAATTTAAAACTTTTTAAACAAAAAAAAGGTCACCCGAAGGTGACCTTTCATATTAACTATTCTAGTTTAAGATTATAGTTGTAAACCTGAAACTGTGAATTTTTGGTATTGAGTACCTGGGTGGAAACCAGCTTCAACTAGAGCGTATCTAGATTTAACCGCTACTTTAGGAGCCATAGTTCCTTCAGCGATCATTTGAACTGATTCAGCCATTAAGTAAGGCATGAATACTAATCCAGCACCGTTACCATCACCTTTTCTACCAACTAATACTTGTTGTGTAGCACCTTCCCACTCTAAGTTAGGATCAGTGTAGATGTTGATACCCGCAACAGAACCTAATGGGTAGATAGCACCTGCAACTTGGTTGAAAGTGTTAGCCATTGGGTTTGGTACGAAACCAGCAACTGATTGCAATGCAGAAGCAACTTTTGCTCCAACAACTGCGAAGTTACCAGCACCTCTTCTACCTCTGTTTGCGATTAAGTTCGCAGCAGCAAGAATGTTAGTTAAGACTCTTCTGTTAACATCGCCGTAAGTGTTACCACCTTCACTGTATGTTAATGCAACTGTAGAGATACCTTCTTCAGCGATCTCTCTCATCTTAGCTAAGATGTGGTTGTTGATTGACTGAGTCAATTCGTTAGTTAATACAGCCTCAACTTGAGCTACTGCGTCAACACCGAATTGCTTAAGATCTTGTACTTGCTCTCTAGTAACTGCAGCAGCAACTTGGAAAGTTTCAGCAGCAACTGATTTAGAGAATAAAGAAAGACCCATTACTTTATCAGCAGTTCTTTCACCAACTTCTCTTGACATTGGCTTACCATCAGCGTCAGCACCAGAGAATCCTGGGATATGATCTTCTAATGCAGCAACCAATACAGCGTCAGCGTATCTACCTGCGATGTTAGCTTCAGCTTCAGTGATAGCGGCAACGATTTTGATGATGTTTTTACCATCAATTCTTGAAGTACCAACTAATACGTCAGGAGCAATTGCAGCGTCATCAGACTTGATGTAAGTAGGAGCAGTTGCACCTAATGCAACAGTACCACCTTCGTAAGTAAAGTCTAAGTAAGACAATAAGCCCATAGGACCTGCCATAGGTACAACTGGTACCAAGTCAAGACCGATAGTTTGAGCAGCAACTTGCATTGCCAAAGGCAATAATGTTGGTGCTTTGTCACCTGAACCAGTAGCTGCACCTGCTGCACCGTTAGCCGGAGCACCTGCAGGGAAAGATACTGCACCCATACCTGTAAGGTTCATTGGGCCAGGGTTGTTAGTTAAAGACATGATGTTCGCGTCTTCGTAAAGTTTGTGGTTGTGACAGTAAGTCGACATCCACGCTAATTTGCTAGATTCGTTGATACCTGTAGCTTCCGAGATAATCGGTGCCCATGTATTCTTGATCTCAGCTTCGTTTAATAAATTTGCCATTTTTAATGATCGTTTTTTTTGTTTATTAATTGTGTTTAGTTAAAAACTCGACATTTAATGGGTTTTCTGCTTCTGTCACCCTTATCGTCGATTGTTATTTATATATCAGTATTCTTTTTGATTATTTGTTAAATCTCTTTTTGAATGCATCTGCCATATCTGATACGTCATATCCTAATGTAGATTTAGCTTCTTCTTTAGATTCTGTAACCATTGCTACTTTTTCCATTACAACTGAAGTATCTCTTAGATCTCTAGTTTGCCAGAAATTAGCAACTTGATATTCTGTATTCAATGTATGATATTTAGATTGAGCAATAATTTGAGTCTGCTTAGCTTCTGATAAGTTTGCCCATGCTTCAGTATATTCTGCTGGCATTGCACTAATAAAGAACGGTTGTTCACCTGCACTCTCTACAATTAGTTGTGCGCTATTCATTAATGATACTATTTCAGATTCTGTCATGAAACCTCTTTTAGAAACAGTATTTCTAACTTCAGTTTTAGCAGCTTCGTTTAATGTGTTGTATTTTTCTCTAGTTGCAGAAGAAACAACTCTAAAGAAAGATGGAGATTCATTTTCTTTTCTTGTTGCACTTTCAACTAAAGCGTCTAATTTAGAAGAGATTTCTGATTTATAAGCTTCTAATGGATCATGTGCTCCATCTTCGCCTTCTGCTTCTTCGTCTGATTCACCAGCTTCAGCCGCATCAACCTCATCTTCTACTTCTGAATCTGAAGTTACTGCATCAGATTCTAAATCTTCTGCTTCTTCACCAGCTTCTTCACCTTCGACATCGCCTTCTTCTGAATTATCTCCAGCTTCAACTTCTTCACCTTCGATTTCTTCAACTTCTTTACCAGCTTCATCGCTATCTGCAGCAACTGCGCCTTCTTCTGAATTATCTCCAATGTTTTCGATTTCTTCAGTTTCTTCAGCTTCGTCAGCTTCTTTAGCAGGATCTTCAGCTTCTTCAACTTCTTCACCTTCTTCTTCAACTACTACTTCTGCAGCTTCTTCGCCTTCTACTTTATCAGCAGCTTCGACGTCTTCTTCTTTTTCTTCTTCAGCTTCAACGTTAACTTCAACTTCAACTTCTTCAGATTCAACTGTTTCGTTTAAAGATTCTGCAATGTATTCAGCATATTCAGAAACTGATTGTAAGTTTTCTTTTAGGTATTCAACATACTCTAATAAAGTTGTATGTGATGTAGCTCCTTCGTTATGTGCTTCAGCTAAATAGTTAGCGAAATCTTTAACTTTAGAAACTGCTTCAGCAACATGTTCTGTATAAGAGATACCTTGATCTAATTTCTCAGCCAAAGACTCAGAATAAGAGATACCTTGATCTGCTTTTTCAGCAACATGCTCTGTGTATTGAATAGATTCATCTAATTTACCAGCAACATACTCAACGTAGTTAGTTAATTTATTAACATTTTCTACAATATGATCATTGTGCTCTTTTAGATTTTCTAATGTGTTGTCTTCAGAAACTTCAGCATCTTTAGCTTCAATAGACTCCTTTAATGTCTTGATTTCATTCGCTAAATACTCAGAGTACTTATTGAAATCCTCAGATTTTACAAATTCTGCCATGTTTTTATTTTCTTTTATTTCTATGTTTGTATTTTGATTTTCAATGTTTTCTTCATTAGAGTTTGTTTTATTAATCTCGTAAATAGACAATAAACCATCATTGTCGTAACCATAAGATTCGTTAACTCTTTTTAGTTCAGCGTTTTCAAAACCTGGATCAGCGACTAGATCATACGTAAATAATTGTTTGATCTTCACTTGTCCATTAGATTCTACGGCACCCGCTGCTCTAGATGAAATTTGTAAAGGAACACCAGCATCTACTAAAGCCTTAGCTTGACGACCAGCATCAGTATCTAATAATTTGATACGTCCTCTTACTTCTTTACTCTCTTTGTCGTAAGTTAGTTCTTCAATGATATGTGATACATTCTTTAAAGAAATGTCGAACTGCGCAGGGTGATCTAATTCACCCAATAATTTGCTAGCTCCAATTTTTGCCTGTAATGCTTCAATTTGAGGAACATATTCAGATTCGGTATAGATACGATTGTTTCTATTTTTTTGATCAATTTGACCAAAAACACCTTCTAGAATATAATCTTTATTCTCTGATGTAGTAACATTCAGAGCGGATGAAGACATCTCGACGATTAATAAATCGTTAATATTATTCATAATATTTTATTTTTCTATTTTTAATATATATCATACTTTATTATTGAAATATCTTATTACATTCCAGCCAGAGGATCATCGCCGCCTTCTGCGCCTTCTTCTTCCTCTTTTTCAGCCTCTTTTTCAGCCTCTAAATCTTCAGCTTGCTTATCGTTATAGATCTTTACTAATTGATCTATCTCACCTTCTCCAAAGGCAGCTTCTCCGTAATTGTCATAGAAATATTGCTTAAACTCTTCATCAGTCATAGATGCTGTAATGGCACCTAAAATTTCAGCAGCTTTAATAGTTGAACCTGAATCCAAAGTAATATCGTCGATAATTACTTTAGAATCTTCACCAGCTCTCAGTGCTTCTTCAGAGATAAAGTCTTCAAATGTTTTAATAATTTTCATAATTTATATATCTTTTTTATCTTTATTTTTACATTGCGAATGGATCTTCAGCCTCTGGCTCTTCAGCAGTCTTCTTCTTTAACTTAGATTTAAATGCTTCATTAGCTCTAATCTCATCGTCACTTAATTTAAGATATTTCTTAACTAAGTATTCTTGATCGAAGTAATATTCTTCTTCCATAGTCTCTTGATTAGTTGTCATTAGACTATCTCTCATTGTACCTATAAAGTCAAGTCTCTTCTCCATTAATTCCATATCTTTCAATTCTGAGAAGACATTTTCTTCATTGAATCTAAGTGCAATTTGAGTTTTAAATTGAGGATCATTTGTAAAATCAGGATATTTAAGACACATTTGAATATAAAGTGGCTTAGATAAAATTTCCATAAAGATAGATCTTAAACGTTTGATAAATTTACCAAATTTAATCTCATCTCTAATCATACCATCTGCCGCAAGGTTAAAGTCACCTCCACCGTCTTCGTATAAGAATCTTGAATAAGGAATTTTTGAAACGTGCTTTAATTTATCAGAGAAGTATTTAAGTGCTTCTGTATCTGATAGATCTGGCCCTTCACTATTAAGTGTTTCAATTTCTGGTGAATCACCATCTTTAGAAGGTAACCAATACTCTTTACTAAACTGTAACATTGGTTTACCATCTGTAGCCAAAGTACCTGATTCCCAATCAAAATCAACTGACTCTTTATATGAGTTCATTAACTGTGAAAGTGATTGTTTTGCTCTGGTCTTAGATTTACCACCGACTGGGATAACAAACTTCATTCTAAATGAAGCGTTAGTCACAGCCCAAATAACTCTAGTGTGTTCCATAATTCTTAACAAGTTAAATGCTCTTGTTAATCTCTCAATATATGAAACTCTTGATGCTGTAGTAATTGAAGAGTACGAAATATAAATAATCTGTGAATCGTAAAGTTTACGCTCTTTAACTGGATCATCTTTGTATTGTACCCAAACCTTTTTACCATCATCGTGATTATAACCAGGAATAAGTGTGATTGGATCTAATTCTTTAAAACCAATAATTTCTTTTTGGTCGGGGGAATAAATTATTTCAAATGCAAGATAACCATCAATTAGGAATTTTCTAAAGAAATACCATGCAGATTGATCAGAATTAAAACCAAAATAGTGATAGATTTGTCTAAAGTATTTATTAAGATCTTTGTCTACCTGCTCTGAAATATCAATACCTAGAATTTCAGGATAACAGAAAAAGTTTTTCTCATCATATACAATGGTCTCATCACACAGAATATCTAAAATATCTTCCACTTCATCATTAAGTGAAAATCTTCTAAGTTCTTCTCTTTTACCTTCATATGATTGATCGAAAAATGGAATGTTTGATCTCATATTGGTATCTGTCATTGACATTGCAGCGAATGCTCCATAAATGTCATCTGAGTCTACACCAAACGGGTTCATTTGACCATAACCTATTTCGGCTTCCATTGGTCCAATTGCTTGTGATTGTCTTAGGACTAAATCATCATAGCGCATACCAAACGAAGACAATGACTTTAGAGCATTTGAAATGCTAAAAGGTCTTGATCCATTGCTCAATGGTCCATTTCTGTCGTTAAATCCTGCCATACTATTATATTATTATGTTCTGTTTATATATCTTTTCTTTTTGAGCGCGCTTTTAGGTGCTCTCTAAATTGTCTTTTAACTTCATTAATCCCAATACCATTTAGGTCTTGAAAATCGCAAAGTGCTATTTTAGCCCAACTTTCATAAGAAACTACTTTTTGATTCTTTTTTAGTTGAGGTATGTATTGTCTAACAGCAAAATCAAATCCAAATTGTTTTAAAAACTTAACAGCGTCTTTGTATATTAGATTAATTTCACCCTGTGTTAATGCATTATTTTCTTTAGATCTTCCTGTTTTAGATTTGATTTGACCGGCCATTCTGTCATAGATCATATCTAATAGATCTTCTTTCATCTGTACTGGTAATAAGTTAAGATTAATTCCAACGTCCGTACCACTCTCATGTGGATCCATAGCTAACACAACTGGATTCATATCCCACCATTCTAATGTTTTAATATGCTTAGGCTTTTCATATCTAAATACATGAATCATTCCGACCCTAAACGGTTTACTGTGTTTTGCTACAGTATTATCTCTAATAGATTTAGAAGCTTCAGCAAACCATTTTTCTGCACTTCTTCGTGCTTTAGTTTTACTGCCAGCTTCCTTAGATAAATCCTTAATTTCTTTTTTTATTTTACCCATTATTTAAGAGACTTTTCTGTTAGAACTATGAACCTCCAACCTCTATTTTCAGCCCATGCCTTTGCATATTTATATTTATCTCTATTTTTTATATACTGCTCTGCTAAAAACTTATAGGATTTAAGTGCCTTTTGACTATTCTTTTTAGGTGGAGTCGGCTTTGTAATTTGTGCCTCTGGTTTAATTTCTATTAAAAACTCTTCGTCTCCATCAATACCCCTAGTTTTCATATAGAAATCTGGATAATATTTGTGTTCTCTTTTATCGAATGACCATATATAGTTAATCTCAACTGGTTCACTGGACCATTTAATTACACTATCTCTAGTATCACACATTATCATGAACTTGCGTTCCCATGAAGATCTATAAATAATTGGAATTGGCCCAATGTATTTTTCTGGATTTGTTGGTGTAAAATACCCTTGTACAAATCCAGAATTTCCGGTTGGTTTGAGATTCTTTATTGACATTTAAATATTAAACATTCCACCATTATCATCGCTTCCGCCATTAGTAGTAATTCTGTCGATTGATAAAGTTCCTTTATATTTTTGCGGATGAATTTTATTCCAACCTTTAGCATATCCACGTTTTGCAATTTCTGTAAAATACGCAAACGCGTTTGGATATTTTGGATTAAAGTTTCTCCAATATTTAAGTAGATCTAATAACGCGAATTGAAGACAGTCACTTCTGTCGTCACTGTTAACATAATTTAATTTATTAATAGTTCTTTCGGCTAAAAGCACCAACATTTTTTCTGCAGTTGGTGTTAATTTATCTAGTTCTTTGGATTTTACTAATTCGTTATAAAGGTCTTTATTATTTAAATAATTCTTTTTTCTGGCCATAATCTTTATATATGTTTAGTATTATACTAAAAAAAGCCCAATTGTTTCCAAATGGGCTTTTTAAATAATAATATACATGTTTAAATCGAATCTTCTGCTGCGATTTTAAGTTTATTTTTCTCTATTCTCATTGGCTCTTCGTTTACGAAAACCGTTAAGATATCTGATTTACCTTTTCCTGTAAATTCTAAAGCATCTACTTTAACTTTAGATCCTAGTGGTAAATCTTCTGATTCTACTGTTGTTTCTGCGCTAACATAGCCATCATCTCTCGTTAAAAGATCTTCATTTTGTAAATCAGCTAATTCTTCAGAGATTCTAGTTATTTCACTATTTAATAAGTTGTCAGCTGCTTTAATATCTGGTAAATTTCTATTTGCTTCTGATAATCTACCTTTCTGATCTTTTAAGAATGCAATCATTTCATGCATCAATTGTGTCTTTGCTAATTTAGCAGCTCTTCTTTCTTTGTAAGATTCTAAAATATCTTCAACCATTGGTGTAATATCTGCACCTGTATTTTCAGCAACATATTCTATCGCTGCATCCGCTAAAAGTTTTGTGAATTTTTCAATTTTAGTAGCTTCATTAATTCTATATACGAACATATTGTTATCAGCTCTCATTGCTAAAACTCTAACATCACCGTCTCTAGATTCTGAAATAAATTCTAATACATTATAATGATTATAATTTTTAGATGCAAATTCAAATAAATTGATCAATGCTTTATCATTATATTTAATATATGCTGCGGCTAATAAAGACTCTGCAAGAGGAAGAGATGGTGAATATGCTAATTCTACATTACCTGCATAAAACTTATTCTCAGATACATTATAAGATAATTTAACTACGATTGATTCTGTAAGTAAATTAAGTTTTGATGATTCTAAAACTGCTAATTCATTTTCAACTTCAGTTACTGCTAATTTCTTACCAGATACTTTGTATGATTTAATGTTTTCATTTAAGAAATTAATCTTTTTATCTAATTCTACTAGTGCATTAAAGTTATCTAATGCAGACTCATTAACTTTAGAAATAGTCTTCTTATTGTTATAGTCATAGTAAAAAGAAACGCCTTCATTAGTAATGTTAAACAATTCATTTGCTTTAACTAAAAATGAAAACTCTTCTGAAACATTAGTGACTTTTTCGATATGACTTCCCGTCATTCTGAAATTTTGTCCACCGGCATGAAATACAAAACCATTTTTAGATTCTATAACTGGTGAAATAATTCCTTTGTTTAAATTTGCCATTTGTGTTATTTAATTTTTTATATATATCTTTATTTTATTCATTGAATGGGAGATCAGTTGCCTCAACATCATTTATGTCACCCATTATAGGTTTATCTTTATCTAAAACATTAGTCCCATAATCTGATGCATTTGTAAATTTAAAAATTCTATTAGAATTCTTTCTTCTCTTAGAAGTTCTTAATAATTGTGTATTAGTATTTATTAATTGACCTAGGGTATTCATATTAAAATCACAATCAGTGTCAACTAAAATCCAATTAGTAAGATCTTCATTCCAATTCCAAACAGTACAGTCTGATACATCATAGTATACTACTTGACTTGGTAATTCACCCTCATAGAATTGATTAGGATCAAGTGCTAATGTATTAGGATCTCCATAGTTACCAGTAACACCGCTTTCATAAGTAGATCTTGTAAACTTAGTGTAAATGTCATCTTCAAAATCAAATGAAGGTATATTTGTATTAATTTCTAAACTAAATGTAATTTTATGATTTCCCTTGTCGTCGAATCCATATTCAACTGGACGTTCTTGACTATAATCATCTGGCATCATATATTCTGATGAAATTCTATACATACCATCTTCTAAGTGACCTGCATCAACATGAAAGAAATTAGCCTTATACATGTTTTTAATAATCGATTCAGTAACCTTAAACATATCTAATTGACTAGATAATAATATTTCTACATCGACACCGACTACACATGGAATCATTTCAAATTCAGCAACAAAACCTTCCATTAAGCCGCTTTGATTCATCATTGTATAATTACCTAAATTTCTTTTATTGACAAGTTTACCTGGATCTATTGAAAATGAAGATAAGTTTACTATACCTCTCGGTACTTTATCGTAATTACCATCTGCGAATTCTCCATTTGGATCACATGATTCTCCGTTTACATTTGAAAATAAAAAATTATCTTTAATAAAGTTTTCATCACCAGAGACTGCATAAAAAAATGGCACATCTACAACAGCTCGTTCTTCATTAGAGATTTGTCTCCAAAAACTAAGCTTACTGTTTAGATCAGCTAAAAGACCGATAATGATATGTCTAATAACACTATCGTCTTTGTTGTATTTTAAATTATATGTTGCCATTTATATTTTTATCTTTATTCAGTTATACAAGTTGCAGTAGATTGAATAATTTGGTTATAATTAGTTGTTGAAGTTGGTTCACCTGATGCTACCCAGTAAACTGTGACTATATTATTAGCTTCGGCTAATTTTGCGTTCCACGGTTGATCTGATTCAATTGTACTGGAATCTAATTTATAAGTTTGTCCATTTTGAATAGGCGAAGTTGAGGAAATTCCAAGTGTATTCGCTGTGTTACCATTCGCTTCAGATCCACAAGTGTATGCAAGTGCGTTATACAATTCATACACAAACTCAGTTGGTGTCGGTGTTGGTTCAGGCGTTGCAGTTGGCGGAACTGGAGTTGGCGCTGCCGTAGGTGCTGGTGTTGCAGTTGGCGGAACTGGCGTTGCAGTTGGCGGAACTGGTGTTGGCGGAACTGGCGTTGCAGTTGGCGGAACTGGCGTTGCAGTTGGCGGAACTGGCGTTGCAGTTGGTAATGGTGATGCATTGAAATTAGTCCAAACTTCATTTGTTTGACACCATGCTAATGCATCGTTTTCTCCATTATTATTACCAGGAGATTTATCAAATTCAACTGGATTTTCAATAAATGCAGAATACTCTTCTACCCAAGATACAAAATCTGCAGCAGAATCTAATTCTTCAAATGCAAAATATGCAG